GCCTGGGCTGCCATCAAGCTCGGCGCTCTGCTGATCGGCAAGTACGCGAAGCCGACCCCCATCACGCCATCAAAAGCACGGGCCATTTACTTGGATGGGCAGCCATGAACGTTCTTGTCGCCTTCGTCCTGTGGTTCATCGCCACAGCAGCCGCTGCCGCGCTGGTGCTCCTGCGCATCTATGGGGCATGAGCCATGCAGTGCCCAACGGGCAAGGCCCCATTCACCAAGTTTGAGATTGCGGAGAAAGCCCGAAAGCGCTCCCGCAACAGCCATGGCAAGCCCATGAGCACGTACCGCTGCGCAGTCTGCGGTGCGCTGCACCTGGGTTCGCCAAGTCGCGCAAAACGCCCGCTCAAGACCATACGAAACAACCACCAACTGAGGTTCATATGAATGCACTGACACAGCCAAGCCAGGCGGTTATTGATCGCGTCCTCACGCACTTGAGCTATGACCCACAAACCGGTGTACTGACCTGGAAAAAGTCACCCACGCCAAGGATCCCTGTCGGCGCAGTTGCTGGGTCCATCAGCGACAAAGGCTATGTCGTCATCATCTGCTTAGGGCGACTGCTTCAGGGGCATCGTGTTGCATGGCTACTCACGCACGGGGTTTGGCCATCTGGCGACATTGACCACATCAATGGCGTCCGTGCAGACAACCGGATCGCCAATCTGCGCGACGTAAGCCGATCTGTGAACCAGCAGAACCTCAAGACGGCCCGTAGAGACAACCAGGCCGGATTGCTTGGAGTCAAAAAAACGCGCTGCGGGGCGTTCGAGGCGCGAATCAATCTCAACGGCCGCTACGTCCACCTTGGGACTTTCCCGGCAGCCGCCGAAGCCCACCAGGCCTACATAACCGCAAAGCGGAAACACCACGAAGGATGCACGATATGAGCAACGCACTTACCACCCTCACCCGCACACTAGCCACCAAGCTCGACATGGGCGACGGCGCAGACCTGATCGGCACGCTCAAGGCCACAGCCTTCAAGGGCCAGGTGAGCGACGCGCAGATGACCGCCCTGCTGGTGGTCGCCAACCAGTACGCGCTGAACCCCTGGACCAAGGAAATTTACGCCTTCCCCGACAAGAACAACGGCATCGTGCCGGTTGTCGGTGTGGATGGCTGGAGCCGCATCATTAACAGCCACCCGCAGTTTGACGGCATCGAGTTTGAGCAGAACGACGAAAGCTGCACCTGCATCATCTACCGCAAAGACCGCAACCGGCCTATCAAAGTGACGGAGTGGATGGCCGAGTGCAAGCGTAACGGCATGGGCCCGTGGCAATCGCACCCGCGCCGCATGCTGCGCCACAAAGCCATGATCCAGTGTGCACGCCTGGCCTTCGGGTACGGCGGTATCTATGACCAGGACGAGGCAGAGCGCATCGTAGAAGCTGCACCAGTCAAGCACATGGGCACGGTAGAGGATGCAGCCCCCCAGCCCGCTTACACCCCCGAGCAGTTTGCAGAGTTGCTGCCCAGCTGGCGCAAAGCCATTGCCGCAGGCAAGGCGACGGCAGACGGCGTGCTGGGCAAGATCAAAACCAAGGGGACGGTGACAGCCGAGCAGGAGGCCGCCATTCGCGCGCCCATAGAACAGCCAGCTCCACCGCCAACGCAGCAAGCCGAACCTGTTACCGATGTGCAGCCCAAGGGCGAGCCGCAGGTGATGCTTGAAAAGACCGTGGGCGACCAGCTGCACGCCGCCACGACGCTGGACGCGCTGTATGAGGCCGCCGACCTGATTGGCGAGGTGGCAGACCCCGAAGCCCGCGCCCGGCTGACGCAGTTCTTTGAAGAACGCCAGTTCGCGCTGGAAGCAAATTAACGCTATATGTTTTATAGCTACCAGCGCTTATTTAACAAGCGCTGGCGGCCGATTTCGCAAAGGATTTTCCATGTACCAAGTTCTCACCGATGCCCCCCAAGGCTCGCCCGCATGGCATGCAGCACGGGCCAAACACCTGTGCGCAAGCGAAGCCGCCGCAGCCCTGGGCCTGTCCAAATATTCCACCCGCGACGAACTGCTGCGCCAGAAGGCCACCGGCCTGACCGAAGAAGTCAGCCCAGCCAAGCAGCGCATTTTTGACGCGGGGCACCAGGCCGAGGCGCTGGCCCGCCCCATCGCTGAAGGCATCGCTGGCACCGAGTTTTTCCCTGTGGTGGCCACGCGCGAAGTCGATGGCATGCCCCTGCTGGCCAGCTTTGACGGCATCGACTTGATGGACGAACTGATCTGGGAAAACAAGCTGCTGAACCAATCGCTGGTGCAGCAAGTGCAGGCAGGCGACCTGGAGCCGCACTACTGGCTGCAACTGGAGCACCAATTGCTGGTCAGCGGGGCAAGCCGCGCCCTGTTCACCACCAGCGACGGCACGACCGAGGGCACGCACCCGCTTTGGTACGAATCCAAACCCGAGCGCCGCGCCCAGCTGATCGCAGGCTGGAAGCAGTTTGCAGCAGACCTGGCCGCCTACGTGCCACCCGAGGCCAAGCCCGCGCCCGTGGTTGGCAAGACCCCCGACAACCTGCCCGCGCTGCTGATCCAAGTGACCGGCGCAGTGACGGCCAGCAACCTGCCCGAATTCAAAGCCCACGCGCTGGAGGTGTTCAAGGGCATCAACCGCACACTGACAACCGACCAGGACTTTGCAACCGCCGAGAGCACGGTGAAGTGGTGCGCAGACGTGGAAAGCCGCCTGGCAGCCGCCAAGGAGCACGCCCTTTCGCAGACGGCCACCATTGACGAGTTGTTCCGCACCATTGACGACATCAGCGCCGAAGCTCGCCGCACGCGGCTGGAGCTGGACAAGTTGGTGAAGGCTCGCAAGGAGGAAATTCGGGGCGAGATCGTGGCCGGTGGCATCACGGCTCTGCGCGAACACATCGCCCAGCTCAATGCGGCCATGCCCATGAACTACATGCCCCAGGTGCCCGCCGACTTCGCAGGGGCCATCAAAGGGAAACGAACGGTCGAGAGCCTGCGCGGCGCCGTGAATGACGAGCTGGCACGGGCCAAGATCGAGGCTAGCAACATCGCTACCCGCATCCATGCCAACGTCAAGACGCTGGAAGCCAGCGGCCTGGTGGTGCCCGATGCAGCCACCCTGGTGCTCAAGGCCCCCGACGACCTGGCCGCCATCATCGCCACCCGCAAGGCGGCCGAGCAGCAGCGGCAGGATGCCATTCGCGCAGAGATAGCCGAAAAGCTGCAACGCGCGCAGTTGGCCAAGCAGGCGGAGCAGGCGCAAGCCGAGATTGCCCAGGCCGCCCAATCCGGCACCCTGGCCGCGCCCGTGGCCGCCGACCTTGGCACGTTGGTGCAGGAGAAGCACGCCGAAGCCGTGGCCGGGCTGGATGCACAGCAGGTGATCGGCACGGCGCAGCGCGCGGCAGCGGCTACGCCGGCAGCCCGTACCAGCGTGCCCACCCTGCGCATCGGCACCATCAAAGAGCGCCTGCAGCACATGAGCGTGACAGCCGAAGACCTGCGCGCCCTGGGCTTTGAACCCGCTGGCCGCGAGCGTGCCGCGCCGCTGTACCACGACGATGACTTTCCAGCCATCTGCGAAGCCATCGCCGCCCAGGCCCTGGCAGCCAAGGCGCAGTTCCTGCGGGATCTTGCTGTGGTTGCAGCCTGACCGCCCTACCCTAGTAACCCAAGCCACCCGCCGAGGTGGCTTTTTTATGACCGCCTACTACAACGAAATTGACAAGTACGCGGCCAAATGGCTGCGCAATCTCATTACCGCCGGGCATATCGCGCCCGGCATCGTGGACGAAAGGAGCATCGAAGATGTTTACCCCAGCGACTTACGCGGCTTCACGCAGTGCCATTTCTTCGCAGGCATTGGCGTCTGGTCCCATGCCCTCCGGTCTGCCGGATGGAGTGACGACCGACCTGTTTGGACTGGTTCCTGTCCGTGCCAACCTTTCAGCGCGGCAGGCCAAGGAGCTGGGTTTGATGACGAGCGGCACCTGTGGCCCCACTTCCACCACCTCATCAAAGAGTGCCGCCCTGCAATCGTCCTTGGAGAGCAGGTTGCAAGCAAGGACGCGGACCCTTGGATCGACCTTGTATGCGATGACATGGAAGTCATGGGTTACGCCTTCGGGGCGGTCCCGTTCCCGTCTGCGGGCGTCGGTGCGCCGCACATCAGAGACAGGCTCTACTGGGCGGCCAACGCCGCAGGCGCGGGATCACAAGGGCGCGAACAACCCCGGCAACGAGCTGACGCACAACGCGCGGCCGCTGAACGAGATAGTGCGGCTGGCAGGGTGGAACACGCCGGACACCACCATGACGCAGGCGAAGTCGCGGCCTCCGGTGCTGGGCAATCGCAAACCGACAGATCCACAGATCAGCCTCGCGGACCAAGCCTTCCATCTTGCGGGCTGGCCGACAACGACAGCTACCGATGCGAGCCGGGGCGTGAAGGATGCGAGGCCGTGGGACACGGGCAAGCCCCTGGGGCAGATCGTCGCACTGGCGGGGTGGCCTTCTCCAACGAAATCCAACGGGGACGGAGGGCAACGTATGCCGCAGGGATCAATGACTGGCCGCAGGCCGGATGGAAGCAAGGCGACGGTGAGCCTTCCGGGTGTGGCATTCGAGGCATTCCGCGACAACCCACAACCGGCCCGACTAACGGCTTCTGGCGAGATGCTGACTGGCTCTACTGCCGGGATGGACGCTGGCGGCCAGTTGAACCCGGCACATTCCCGCTGGCTCATGGGGCTTCCGCCCGAGTGGGACGACTGCGCGCCTACGGCAATGCCATCAACGCGAAAGCGGCGCAAGTCTTCATCGAGTGCTTGATGGACTGCACCCCATAACCAACCAGCCCGCCCCGCGCGGGCTTTTTTATTGCCCATCACATGACAAATGGATACGCCACCCCGCCCGAGGTTATCGAGCAAATCAAAGAACTGGCAGAGCAAGGGCTTGGCCTGAGCGCCATTGCCCGGAAGCTGGAAAGGCCCAAGTCAACAGTTCACCGAGTCATCACCGTGGTGCTGAAACGCAAGTCGTCAGCACCTGCGAAGCCCGCCAGCGTGGCGATGGTCAACCGCAAGAAAAAAGGGCCAAGGCTGAAAGCCGATGCGCCAGTGGACGCCAGCCAGGCCAACGTTACACGCATCGAGCTGCCAACAGATTACGGGCGCGTGTGCAATGCCGCCCAGCGTGCACCCTACGTGCCGCGCGAATTGAGCTACCGGGGGCGGGCATGAGGGGCCGCTTCCTGCAGCTGCACTCTGCCTGCAAGCTGCGCCTGTAC